ATCCTAAAGAAGCGATAGTTGTCTTTCCCGATTTATATGGAGCAATGATTTTTATTTGTACCTTTTTCTTTTCCATGATCTTTGCCCTCCTTAAATTTTATTTTTTATTATACTATAGTTTTACCAAACTATGAAAAATTATTTTTTACTTGAAAGAGCCAAGATTAACCTGCCCTGTTTTTATGTCCTGTAATATCTTTACCGTCTCCCCCTCATAGAATTCCATATGCCTATGGATCATAGTACCTATCCTCATCAGACCATCTTGTTTCTCATCTGGGATCTGATTCAGGGTATGCATCGCCTCGACATGCCCTAGCTTTCCTGCCCATCGTGCATTGTGTTTATGGGTAACGATATAAGCATCCAGAGCCTCTTTAGTCAGCTGAGTACCCACAACAAACAGAGCATGTCTTTCCCCCGCTATTCTCCCTGCTGACATCCATGTCTCATCTTCCTTTTGTATTCCAGTTAAAGAACTATCCTCTGGTTTTGTGATATCCATATGGTCAAGAATAATCATATCAGCAGTAAATCCCTGAGTTGCTTCTAATATATTAAGGTTATGATCGATATCAGCCATATTAGCACTAAACTTTGGAAAGATTTTTATTTTGAATAAATGTTTATAGTATGTTTGGAATACTTTAATCTTATCAGCCACCACACCATGACTCCAAGGATCTTTATTTAATACTTTGAACCATGTGGCAAACTGATACTGCTCCCTATTCTTCGTTCGACAATAGTCACATGGTATATAGTCCTCTGGGGCATCTTTGAACTTTGGTTTTGGAGATTCTTTGCTGGCAAAAAGTTTCTCGGAGCTTTTCCTATTCTCAGATTTACAATTACCAAACTGATTCCTCTGGCAATCAAATGTTGGGTATAGCAGATCACCTCCCTCTTTTGTTCCCAATCCGGTTATTCGTTTATATAATCTCTCAAGTACTTGCTTCTCGGTCATCTCAAGTGAGAAGAACACCACCCTTAACCCCTGTAATATTCCCATGATGGCATATTCCTGCAAAAGCCACGACTTCCCCCTCTTGTAAGGACCCGCTATTCCAACCAACCATCCCCTCTCATATGGACCAAGAAACTCCCCCAGCTCTCCCGGAAATTTAAAAAAACTACTATCCTCATCCCGAAATACTTTTTCGACGCTCTCCTCACTGAATGGATCAATCCATGTGGAGGTTAGCTTCCCCACTTTCTTAAACTGTATAACAGCCTTCTCTGCATCCACCAGAT